AATCATACACACCTGGCACAGGCTCTTTCACATATGCACCTGCATACTTGTCGTCCTTCTCTGCTGTATGCTTAGGGGGCACAACAATATTCTTTGCACTCAGGTCATTATAGATGAGAGTATCCCACATCTTTACCTGTGAGAATACATCATCGATATTTACTTTAGCATCGTATGCCATAGTGATTGCCAACTCTACAAGTTTCATCTTGCTTTCTAGTTGATCAACCAACTCAACGTCATGGATGTTATAATCTACAAACTTTTGCCAGTCAGATGTATAGAAGTCTTTAAAGTTTTCATACATGCTGTGGTCTAGTTTATGCTCCCCCAATTCAACAGTGGATATATGCTCTAGACTATATGATTCTTGTGCAGAATAAGTAAACTTCCTGTATAGATCAAGGTAATCTAGGATAGTGACACCAAGAATATCATAGACAAGATTAGTCCGTCCTTGTACAGTTATTGCACGCTCTTTTACTACATTCCAAGGGGACAAACTCTTCATCCACTTGTTACCTAAAATCTTTTCAATCCTACGACAGATATAAGGCATGTCATAGAAGTTATTATTCCATCCTGTGATGATATCAGGGGTATTATGCACCCAGAATTTATGGAAATCCTGTAGCATCTCATGCTCAGTGTTAAACACACGATACTCTACCTCTTTGGGTGGAGTATACTCTCTTGTCCCCCATGTGATGATCTTCTTAGTCATCATATTCTTCATGGTAATGCATAGCATGTCCTCTTGGCACGCATCTACATCAGGGAAACCATTCTCACATGCAACCTCAATATCAATAGTCCATATACCCATCTTCTTCATGTCATAGTTGACACGAGTAGGGTATTTCTGAGCGATATGTTGGAATACAAACCTCTCATACCCATGCACTTCCATGCCCTCTACATCAGAGTATCTCTGCAGAAAGTCTCTTGCATCACGGACACCATCAAACTGTTTCTTATGTGCATATCTACCATCTAATGTCTTATATTTTGACTTCTTCGACTGATTAGCAGGCACTAGAAACAATGAAGGGGATGTCTTCTCACGGTATTGCACACGCTCACCGTTTCGATATCCCCTTACCAACGCAGTATCACCAAAGATGATTACGTTAGTATAAAAATCACTCATCTGTGTCTTTCTTCTCGGTCTTTGATTCTAGCATGACTAGATACTTCTTCGCAACCGCAGGTGATGGATCAACAACAGTCAATACATCCTCACTTGCTATGAATACATCGTCTTGATCACTGTAGTATGGATACTTTCTCAGTCCTTCGTCCGATACTAAGTGGCAGTTTTGTATGAGGTAACTAGGCTCCTCATCCAATTCCACAAGGTCACCCAACAAGAATGCCGTTGGGTGGGACTTCAGAATAATCAACTTTAACATCATCTTTTTGTGGTTTCGATTTTTTAATAGTGGTCAATGCTTCTTCATAACGCTTGACAACTTCCCAATGGGGGTCAGCAATGCTTACAACATGTTGCAAAGAAATAAAATTTGCCCCTACTGTTAGTGGGAAGTATGGATAAAATCTCATACGAATGTCACCCAGTGGATTATCTTTTTCTTCGACAAGGAAATCCTTTTCATTCATTTCCAACTGAATAGAAAATGCATCTTGGAATTCATAAGCAAGGACACGAGCGTCATCACCCTCTTTATCTCTTACTTCTTTAATGTCGGCAACTACATCTTCGCCGTTTGCCATTCTAGCAATTTTAATACTCATGTTAGAAAGTCTAGTGACCTATTTATCTTATCATAAAAAAAGGAGGTGTCAAGCACCTCCATAATATTAAGTGATATCGTATACCTTTCGTTTCTGATGATCAGGTATCACCTTGTTTAGGGTAACAGATAGTAATCCGTTAGTGAATTTAACTTCCCCAACATTTACATCATCACTGAGGTTAAATCCTCGTGCGAATGACCTCTGTGCCACACCTCTGTGGATATACTCCTGACTATCTGTCTCGTCTTTATCTACTGACTTGACTAGAAGCACGTTAGTCTCTGTTGAGACCTCTACTTCTTTTGGATCCCATCCTGCCAGTGCTAATTCAATTCTCCATGTCTCTTCAGACTCTTTGACAATATTATATGGTGGGTATTGAGTTTGTGGAGACCCCATTCCATACGCATGTAGTCTGTAAAATAGATCGTCAAACCCTACACTGTAGCGATTTGCTGCATCAAAGATTGCATCGACATCCTTAGATGTCCACTTAGTTAGTTTCATAATTCTCCTTTAAAAGCGAGTTTAGTTGTGTGTCCCCGAAGGCGACACTACTATTTAACTATGAAGTAATGTAACTGTATATGGTGACTACCGTCTCGATTGTTACAGAAAACCGTAATAAAAACTATGCTAAATAAAACTACAATAGACCCCCTCCAAAGAGGATAAAATGAAGAAAGCATTATTCTTTATTATGGCATTGTCCCTAGGATCGGCTGCTAATGCAGGTGGATTGTCAACTAGACATCAGTCAAGTTTGCAACACACCGTTGATGCACAGCAAGCAACGTATTCAAGAGTTGGAAACTCATATTCCATCTCAGGTTCAAACGTGACTACATCTCATACTGCAACAGGTGCATCAAGTGCAACTGCAAATGGTATCGGATTTAATACTTACAGTGCATCAACAGGTGTTGGCACAGTAGGCACCATCACAGCATCCCAGTCTGGATCAGGATCATTCTCCTTATCTCAGTCATGGACACAAGGTGATATCGCTGGCACAGGATCCGAATACCTAGATTTCGGTAGTGTCTCATTGACAACTGCAGGATCTCAGAATAGCTCAGCTAACGCACCAGGTACTCTAACCAACGGACATGCTATTACCCTAACAGGTACTGGTAACGTAGGTAGCAGCACAACAGGTCAATTCGTAAGCGAAGTAACTATCTTTGATTAAGATCATGAGGAATATATCTAAACTATTCCTCATGTTTTTAGCGACTGGTGTAACCCCAGTCATAGCAGTGCCTGTGGTACCAAATTTCCAACAAGGTTCGATGACTACCCACACGGAAACGACTTCCACTGTGACAGAGACCATAAATTCGATGGACTATAACACAGGCTATCAGTGGTCAGTAACAGGAAATGGAATAACCACAACTGATAATTTATCACCAACCACCACTACATCTAATGTAACCATTGAGGGAGTGAATACAACATGGACAGGAGTAGGGACAACACCCACCTTCACACAGACAACACCAGGTGCAGCGTTTCAATACACAGAAACGATGCAAGGACCAGGCTTGTCGAATCACACAGTAATACAAAGAACCAGCAACGTAACAAGCGTCACAGATACAACCAGTATTTTCTCACAATAGCGACATCCCTTGCTATGACTGGGTTTATGCCTTCTGTTAACGCAGAGACTGTTGGTGGTGTAAGTGCCACTGCGTCTCCGATCGCGAATAGTTCGGGCTCAGTGACCAATCAAGCTATACAAGTTTTACAAGGACCGTATATAACAAACACATATGGTGGTGGAATACAATGTCAGGGTGCTACCCTCAACATAACTCCATATGCCACAGGTAGTGCATCAAGTCAAAAACCTTTTGAGGCTTGGTGGGATTCGCCAGTGTACGACATGTCTGACTTAAATGATGATGGTGTGTTAGACAATCCAGGTAATATTTTGTACCACGTCCCTACAAGGACAGCTCAGAAAGATAACTATAATATTTCACTAGGTGTCAGTGCTACATGGTCAAAACCACTAGACAAAAAAGCACAACAACAATGTAAAGAAGCAGTAGCAACACAGATATCGCTACAAAAACAAGTGACCGCAAATAAAAGATTAGACTTTGAGGTCGCAAGATTAAAAAATTGTGGTGAGCTGATGAAAGCTGGTATTTCATTCCATCCAAAGTCTCCTTACTATGCTATCTGTGCTGATGTTGTGGTGCAGAACGTTAACACTGTGATTCCACATGCACACAGTATCAATAAAAAAAATTATAAAAAATCTAAGTCTTCTTCTTCGGAGCTTTTAAAGGGGGTAAGCCTTTCGATTGGCGATATCGATTAGCAGTAATCTCACTTTTAGATAACCCACGATGGATACCTGCTTTCTTTTGTAGAGTAGCGATAGCTTTTTTTACAGCAGGTTTAATTAATCTCAATAGTAATGGTGTTGCTGCAGCTCCTGCTGTTGCAATCACTGCGATTGCTAGTGTCGTGGATGCTTGATTTGGAGAAGGTAAAAATTTTTCAGCAGGTGTAGTAGGTTCGTACAATGTTATACAGATCTTACCATCTTGACTTAACTCATGACCTATAACTTTTTCATCACCAGACTGCGTGATGTCACCAACTCTCAGTTGAGCAGGACCTGGACATGCAACGTCTGTGGGTATATTTGATGGAACCTCAGGTGAATCTATGTCTGGTGATTCTGGTGGTGGAACAACAGGAGGGACTGGTGCCTCCTGAGTTATAGTTAATTGATCTGGTTCATAGTCCATCGCATCATACGATGGATACTCTGCATCACAAAAGACCAAGAGGTTATCAGGATCGTCTTTAATTATCTCATTATTTCTATCACTAAACTCATGTGTCTCTACACAACCTGGTATGTCAATAATAGGATTACCTATAATGACAGTGGCAGGAGGCACATTCGGAACAGTCTGATTCGGAGTGGTAGTTAACCACTCTGGTATATCGGCACTGTATATCCCTATAGAATTAACATGAGTGCTGTTAATCTGTATGTTAGGGATAGTCATTAACAGCTCTTATTCAAGTCCTCAGCCATATTTCCACCGATCTCTGCACCTTGATTGCCACCAAACATTGCTAGCCAACCTGCAGCAACCCAACCAACAAAGGGAATAGAGGAAACAGCAGGAGCAGCAGCAGCACCAACGCTAGTCCCAACCAGTCTCCCAGTTCCTTCTGCACTTCCGACTGCTTTGATACAGGCAAGGTCTTTCTGTGACAGTTCTGGGTTATCCTTGACAAACTCATCAAGAGGTGCAATCCATGATCTTTGATTAGATACTGGAGCTCCTTGGTTGATCTGACCGTCCATGTAGTACTCTTCAACAACCTTTGTTGTTTCTGTTGCTAGTCCTAAGAAACCACCTTTCTCTTTGATGTCCTTAGTTATGTACGCTGTCTTGGGATCGTTAGCAGTATAACTGATCTTGTATCCTTCCTTATCTGCTTGAACAACATAAGAAGTGTAAGGACCTACAGGTATGTCTAGGTCTGGTAGTTTATCGTTATTTCGTCTGCTAACCATTCCGATCATACCAATGTGAGTCACACCCACTGCTAATCCTAATATAGCCGCAAACCATTTTATAGGTGACATGATAATATTATCTCTGTCTTATTTAGGTATTCTCTGTGAAAGGATTCTTGGAAGTATGGTCGATATGGTTCTGGTTGTATGTTTGTATAGTCATAGGCATACCTGTAACACAGTCTATCATTGATAGCACCCAGTCTTCTGTGCTGTACAATACTATTATCAAATAGTAAAAGATCTCCATCTTCTTTATACCAATGATCGTATGTGTATGGTTCCAATCCTTTTCTTATCTCTGACAATACTAACTCTGCATCATGATCACTCATACCTTTGATACCTGTGACAGTATTGAAACTATAGTGTAATCCTTTGATGCAACCAGGACTTTGAATTACTAATGGTATCTCAGTATCTGGGAAAGGACACATATTTTTATACATCAAATTGTCCTGCATATCATTTAAACCAGGATTAATCTTGCCAGGTGTGAAGTTATGAATCAATATCATTTCATCTAGTTCACTACGAAAACTCTCTGAGACCCCCTCATAATAGTCTGTAGTGGTCATAAAACCTGTTGCACTCCTAGTTGTACCTTTGACCCCTAGTAATCCAATGCCAGGTGTAAAACATATATCACCACTTTCATTGCTGTGCCATAGCAATTCACCCTCAGCAAAGATTCCCATCCTCTTTCCATTCTTCTTCATTCCAGTAACATTTAACATGTTACCAAATTGCATAGGATGATTACCAACTCTTATATTATTAAACTCTCTGCATATATCTTTGTCTATCGGATCTACATCGTCACTATTCAATATGTTTTCAAAATGCCTATTTGCCCACGGATACTTATTGTACAGATACGCAACCCAATTGAGACGATCATCTCCCCACTTCTTCATCAAATTATAAAACGTCGCACGATTTAAGTTAGCACCTCGTATGATGGTAACTAACGTCTTAAGGTGCAACCTTCCTATTTCATTCCATTCATCGTCTGTGATATGGTTTAGATCTACATCATCAATATAGATACCAAAACTACCAAGACCATTGATATTTGATATTCTCATACACTTATATATTAGCATAAAAAAAGAGAGGTGTTAACCTCCCTTTTTACTTTCGTTCATTTGGTTACTCCAACATGACTTTGCATATTCTTCGACACGAATTAGGTAAGTCTGTACACTCTATTAGGCAGTCAAAGTAATCGTCGATCTTGTCTATTTCTAAATTACTGTTGTTATCGACACTTACACTCCAACCGCTTAGTTGATTTTTACTTACTAGATTGTGCATTAATTCCTCGCTAAGTCTACTATTATGTATGCAAATCAACACCGTATTTACGGTTACAATTTAACAAAAAGAAATGCCTACGAGTTTATACTCATAGGCATTTGGAGAACTTAATCTTCTTCTTCTTGTCGGATTAAGTTTTTGGTTCTGTTAGGATCATCCTTCCATTGTGAGAAGGTTCCTCCTTTGTCAGTTCCAATAGTTACGTAGCCTAGTACCTTTGCTACGGTGTTGTATTTCTCAAGTATCCTTTCAATGATGATCTCGTCTTGTAAAGGTCCTTGAGATTTTTTTGTCAACTCTGCAACTGATTCTTTACCCAAGTGTTTTTGAAGGTATTCTAATATGTACTCTTTTTTCTTACCATCACCTACGTAGTTGTCGATAAAGTGGAAAGTTGCTGTGAGTCCACAGATCATATCACCTTTCAAAGTATTCCATCCTTTGAATGCTTTTGTTTCATTCAACTGTTTATAGAGGTCAATTGCTTGAGTAGTGTAAGTCAACTTGTACTTTGAAATTGTTTCTTTGACTTGTTTGAAACCGTGGATTTGGTTTGTACCGTCATCATCGGCACCAATTAACTCAACATGTACACCAAGTTTTTTGAAGTTATCTTCTATTGTACGAGCGTACTCTGCTCCTTGAGCAAGGTCTGCACGTAACTTAGCAACAGAACTAACGTTAGTTCTTGATGTGTTGAACTCTTTGAAGTACTTTGCTTCAGCAATTTCACACTCCTCAACAGTAAACTTAAATGGGTGTACTTGTATCTGAACTGGTAATTCAAACTCAGGAGCATCTTCGACATAGATTCCTGCTAATACACAAGTGTGCTGACCATCGACAACCATTAGGTCACCGTTTGGTCTTTTGAAAACAGAAAGAGGTTTAACCAATTCTGGTTTAAACACCTCTGCTTGTTTTATTAAGTTTGTGTTTATTAATCTCTGGTACTTAGAATCAACTTTTAGTTCCTTTAAGGGAACGTATTCTACTTTAATGAACTGATTCTTTTTAAATCTTTTTCTTACGCCCGATATACCTCGACGTATGGTGTGTTCGACTAGTTGCCAAACGTCCTGCACAGCAGAACTTACCCTTCTTAGGGGTGCGAATGCGGTCATGATTTTCTCCTGACTATGTGAATTAGCGTCCCTGACTACGTTAAAAGTCTTTTGCGAGACGGTAAGACTATTTATACACAAAAAAAGAGACCCCGAAGGATCTCTTAATATTATGTAATATAAGCGTCTTGCTTACATTAGGTTTGCTACTTTAACTCTTCTGTAGTAAGCGTTAGCATTCAAGTTTGAAGAATGCTGTGGGTCACTATTAGATAGAGCTGCAAGTCCCTTAGCAAATGGGTTAAGAACCATTCCATAACGAGTCTTAAACCCGATACGTGGTTGGAATGTATCCTGACCAATCGCTCTGTACATTTGTAGGGGCACATAAGGACAATAGAATAATCCTGCATCATATGCATTAGATCCTTTGTAACCTACAACGTAGTACTGATCGCTAGATACGTTTGCTGAGTATGGGTCGATGTATACTTTGAAACGTCCGTTAAGTGTACCAACGAATGTGTTTCCTGTATCATCAACTTCTCCGATACCGCCAACTGCACCTTTGATTCCAGAATCGTAGTCAAGAACACCTGACATAGCAAGTGCGGATGCAACATCACTAGAAGTGATGATCACATTACCCTTCCCTCTACGAGTCTCGTTTGCAATTGCGTTCGCGTCTCTCTCAATCTGGAACATAAGTCCTTTGAATTTCTCAACTGACCATCTTCCGTTTGAGTCAACGTCTAGATCGAATACACCAGCGTTTGCAACGTTAGCTTGTGCACCAGGTTTTGCACCTCTGTACACTGTTCTAACAACTTCTCTGTTGATTTCAGCAAGTATCTCTGTTGAGAGAATGTTTGCTAACTCAGACTCAGCATCCAATCCATGGATTGCTTTCAAGTCTTGAGCAAGTTCAACTGAGTAGTCTGCTCTTAGGGCACGACCTTTAGCTTCAACCGCAATACGGTCTATGCTGAATGCCATTTCCATGAAAGCATTACCAGATGAATCTCCTAAAGATTCTTGCTCTGAAGTTGTGAACTTAGAAGATGCTAGGTCATAGTTACCTTCAGTTGTACCGCCACCAGTAGCATCGTTGATTAAACCTGGGTTTTTCTCAGTTGTTGCTGTTGGAGGTGTACCACCTTTAGTTCCAGAGAACTGTGCATCTGGTTCGTCGAAGAATGCTTCGTTTCCAGACTGGTTTGTATACTGAGATCTCATCGCAAAGATAAGTCCAGTAGGTCCTGACATAGGTTGAACGCCAGCAATGTCATAAGCAATAAGCTTAGGCATAGCACGACGGATCAAGCTAATTAGGATAGGATCGAAACCATCAATGGCTCCAGTTCCTGTTGTTTGTGTGTTGATAGGACCAACGTTTGTTGGTGCTTCTGTCAAAACTGCACGCTCTTCGCGTAAAGCTTTTTCTTGGTTGTCCAAGAGTATAGCAGTAACAGACTTACGATAGTTATCCTTTATCTCAGGAAGACCATCATGATTAAGTACTGGTGCCCACTTCTCTTGGAGTTTTTCTGCATTAAACATGCTTTTAAACACTCCTAGTGTTAGTTTGGGTTAACAGTTTTACAACCTTTTAGCGAGTTGTTGAACATATGAAGACATGCTCTCGCTAATGGCTTCAACTTTTGCTGGTTGCTCATCAGAAATCTCTTCTTTCACTTCTGGTTTCTTAGCACCGAAGTAAGACTCCTTAATTTGCTCCAACTTTTCACGATACGACTCCTCTGTTTTGAATTCCACTGCTTCAGCCAAGGATGTAAACTTGTCCTTCTGAACTTCTGCAAGTCCTCTGGATAGTTCGCTCAAGATCTCATTTTTACGATAGTTACCTACGGCTTCATGTAATGCAATGTTCTTCTCAACTTGTTCGTTGAGTCGGGTCTCCATTTCATCAAGTTTGTTGCCCATATCAGCAACTGCATCTAACTGCTCATCTGGCAGATTGATGTTGCTTTCTACGAACAATGCTTTTAATCCACCCATGAATGCTTCGGTGACTTCAGCACGTAGTCCTGCTTCAACAGCAAGTTCGTTCTCAGTCATCCACTCTTCACAAGCATATGAGAGGAAATTCTCTATACGACCAGCGAACTCTTCTTTGATAGTTTCGAGTTCTTCACCGATCCTGCGTTCTGCAGTTTCCTTAAGTGATTCAACCTTTGCAGAAACCTTTGCAGATACTGCAGCTTCAAATACGGTTGACGCTTTCTTTTGGAATTCTTCGTCAAGGTCTGCACCAGACAATACTGCCTTGATGTCTTCGTTGACTTCTTCTTCGGAGATTGTCTCTCCTTCAGCTTCTACGTCATCAAAAATCTTTGCAGATAATGCACCAGGCATACTAGATGATGCACCAGATGGTTTTGTTTTGATTGTAGAATCTCCTGTTGTTGCTACAGGGGCAGCAGCCTTAGCACCGACGTTATCAGGTCCTTCAGGCTTCTCTTTAGTTGAACCACCAACCTCTGTTGCACTATTAGATAGTGGAGATGGTTGAGGAGGAACTGCACCTTTTTTGATAGCGGTATCGCCAGTGGCAGCATCTTCCTTTACTGTTTCTGTTTTAGGAGCCGCGGTTTCTGCGATCACCTTTTTGAATTTTTCATCAATACTTGACATTTACGTACTCCTTAACGGATAAATTAGACTGCTTTAAGATTTAATATTAATTATTTATAAATCACAAGCTTCTGAGTAATTGCTCGAAAGCACGGATCTTTCTTTCAGCAAGTTCCTCATATGAGGGAGCGTTATCCAAAGACTGTTGGATTGCTTCAATTTGTGCTTCTTTTATCTTGCCATCTACAAGTGTCCATTCCCTACCTTCCATGATGCCTTCAACGAAAGCGTCAGGTGCGGATGGATCAGCAACTATATCTGCTGCTGTAGAAAGAACAAAGTCGTCGGCAACAACAGAGACAGCGTTCTCTTTTTTCAAAGAACCTAATCCTCTGGATGAAACACCAAGTTGCACCCCTTCCTCTAGCAAGCTCTTTGCGATCTTACCCATTGGGGTTTCAAGTAGTTTTGCCTTACCAATAAAGTTATGACCCTCTGGTTGTAGTTCAACTATCTTATGCGACACACGATCCAAATTGATGGTAGGACCATCTGGATGTCCAAGTTCACCAAGAGCTCTTCCGCGTTTGATGAAATCTTCGTTGTACTTTTGAACCTCACGATTCATAGTACCAAACTTGTACATACGTCCATTACGATTAGTAATCTCGGTCTGTAAAAACACACCCTTAATATAGGTGTCTTTCTTACCGTCTTTTTCTTCTACAAGAATTTCAACGGGTTCAATTTGTTCCGTGATTAACTTCATCAGTTGGTTTCCTCTTGGTCGGGTTCGACGTTGCGGTTAATTACTTCCGCTGTTTCTTCTGGAGATGCTTCGCCTTCTGGAGGAAGACCTGTCTCTCTAGAATTTACATTTCCCTCATCAGGGACATGCGGAAACATTCTATTTGCAACATCTAATTTGCTTGCATCAACTGCTGCTGCAGCTTTTACTTGCAGCATATCTTTGAGTTTGTCTAAGGCATCTGCCTGTCCACCATCCCAAAGTAGATCTACGATTTCTCGTTCCTGTGTAGCCATAATATATTCTTTGTCTAGATTTATTTATTACCGTTACCGTTTTGAGTTTGCGGAGGTTGCTTTGCTTGCTTGATTTGTGCCTTCTTCAACTCCTGATCTAATGCAAGATTTTCTGAATCAGCAGCTAACTGATCTCCTTCAAAACCTGTTTGATCTAGAGGGTCAAGAACCTTTCCGCTTTTTATATCATCTTCCATATCAACATCCATCTCTTCCATCTGTTTCTCAGTGTGTCCAAGAATCTCAGAACGGATGTATGTAGTGGAGAAATATTTACCAACATAAGGATCCATGGCAGCAATGACATTGAGTTTCTCAGTCATCATTTCAAGATTCTTAAGTTCTGTAAAGTGATTGTCATAAAGATAGTCATATTGAATATGCTCCTTCATGTCATCCCAGTCTTCAGGAGTAATAACTCCTTTCAGGATGAGTTGAGTTTTTAGAGTGTCATTAAAAACATCACTAAACTTTTTGCGGAGTTTACCCACAAACTTAGTAAACTTTAATTCGTCTCTAGTAATCTCAGATGATCTTCCGAGATTAAATGATGTAGCAGAATCCAATCTACCTGCAGGAACATTTAACGCTTTGTAAAGTTTTGTTTGGAAATATTGCACGTCTGTCAATTCTCCAAGGTTCTGACCACCTGGTAATGTAGTGATTTCAGTTCCTCTGCCACCTTCTCTACGTGGTAACCAGAAGTCTTCCATCATTGACATGTATTTTCTGTCGTCTCTTATCTCTCCAGTGTTAGCATCATATACTAATTTGTTTCTATAGCGACCCATTACCTCACGGAGATATTGTTCCGCTTTTACTTTTGGAAGATTACCTACGTCAATATAAAATATTCTACGCTCTGGTGCTCTGGATATCCTGTAAATTACAAGTGAATCTTCAATCATTCTAAGTTGATTAAGGACCTTTATACCCTTGTGCAAATAAGATAGTACAATATTTCTATTAGTATCCATCAATCCAGACACCACATAAGTGATTGCGTCTTTTGCTATTCTAATTCCACTATTTGCAGAGGTGTTATTTAAACCTTTTGGATTGTATAGGAAATACTCTTCGCCTTTACCGAAGTCGTACTTCATAAACTCATCAGCAGTTTTTGGTTTTGTTATCTGTCTTACTTTCTTTATCTTATGTGGATCAATATATCTTAATTCTTTAATACCTTCTTGTGGTGCATCTAAATCAATTACTTTATGATAATATAAACGCCCATCAATGTACCATCTGCGGAACATTTCATGAGCTTTACTATCGAATGCTAATAAATTTTTAACATAATCAAACTCCTCGCGAATCATGTTCTTCACACTATCGCTAACTTCAAGGTTGTCAAGGTTGACTTGAACAGGACTATCGTTCTGATCAGCAACAATTGCCTCATGGATAATATCTTCAATCGCTTCATCCACTTCTGGATGCATAGCCATCTCACGATATTTTTTCACCATATCGTATTCGGTCTTGAAATTACCGTCTAGGTCAAGATACTGACCATAGTAACCTCCAGCAATATAACTTGTAGCTCCATCGTCACTCGAAGGTTGGATAGGGGAAGGTGCCTTCCCCTTTGTCTCCTTCTTATTAAACGAGAAACCGAATAACTCTGCCATAATATGTTAGGTTCCTTTACCTGACTATTTAGTTAGGTTATATAACCTCGTTATTTCCACCAGTAGATGTATGGTACTGATATGCGAACTCAACATCGAACTCTTCATAAGAATCGTTGTTGTCGTATGCAACTGATACCTGAGATACACTTACAGGGAATCCAGCGAATAATTTGTATTCTCTGATTACTTCTAATTCTGTAGCGTTACCACCAAACTTGTTCAACTGTGCAACTGTTATATCTTCTAAGATACCACCAGTTGTTACATCTGCAACTGCAGTGTTAGTGTCAACTCCGTTAGTAAGTTCGATCCACTTCTCATATGCAGAACGTAATTCAAATGCATCGTCCATATAGAATGTTGCTGTCCATGTTTCATAAGTTCTGTCGCCAGGTACTTTGATTACACGTCCACGAAAAGGAAGTTCGACTGTTCCTACGTTTGTTGCTGGTAATGCAGCTGCCTTACACATGTAAGCAACCTCTCCACCTTGCACTTCTGTGATTGATGGTGGAGTTACCCCAGTTGGAAAACCGTGGTTTACTTGGAAGAGATTAGGACGAACACCACCCTTAATCGCTTTTTGAAAGGATAAAAGACCTAATGCTGTTGACATTGTTAATTGCTCCGTTAATTATCTGCGGGGGACGACTTCTTCAAACGATACGCCAGTGCGTGTCGCTACGAAAGTCAGTGTGATAAAGTTGATTGAGCGTGCAGGCTTGATATAAAAATCTGCCTTAAACTCATTCGCGTCAATGATTGCACCAGTGTTATTGGTACCGTCACACACAACTAAGAAATCAGTGATACCTCTTTCGGCTTGAATGCCTCTAAGGTATGGTTCAACAACATTCTTAAAGTTGTTACGTGTGAACTCATCGTTAAGTTCAAAAAGGACTCCCTTCGCAGCGTTGCCGATTGTCTTTTCTATCACATTGAATAGACGTCTAACATTGATGCGATCAAATGCAGATGGTGAAGCGAGAGCAGTTTTGTCTCCGAAAAGAACAATACCTTGACCAGGTAAACTGGTTACTGGATTGATTCTCTTTTGATACAGTGTATCTCTTTCGGATTTAGTTGGTGAGTATGCTAGTTTGATAGCACCTCTAATTGCACCACGATTCAATCCTGCTGGAGAGAACCATGGAGTACCGTTTGCAGTTACGCTAGAACATAATCCTGCAACGTCTCCGTTAAGAGGAACGTAACGATACTTGTCAGCAAATCTGTCGTAGATGTATTTCCATCCATTGTCAAACACACCGAATGATGTGGATGCCATGTTAGAATAGAAACTAACTACATTGTTTGTTTGCATTGTGGAACTTGTAACTCCAACAACGTCTCCTCTGTAGGGAGATAAGAAACCAACGCAATCTTTTCTAGCAGCACAGATTGAAAGAACCTGTGTAGCAATTGCTTGTGTGTTAGTTTTACTTGATGCGTCACCAGGACCCATAAGTAGATAATCAATATCTAAAGTCTCAGTGTCAGCGAACTCTGCAAGTCCAGTGATGATCTCACCTGATGTTGCAGCTAATGTCTCAGCACCTTTTTGGAAAGTGTAAGTCTTAGGAGCAGAAAACAGATCAAATGTTTCTGTAGATGCACTACCAGCATTGTTTGTACCAGCAATATTACCACCAGTAGCAGTTTGATTAGCACTTACATCATATACATCTGTTTCGTGAGAACCCCAATAGATGTAACTTGACTTGTCAAGTATAACTGTTGGGTAGTAGTTTACAGAACCAGATGAAGTCTTTGCATTGTTTGACTTAGAAACATATGTATGCTTCTCAAGAAGTGTATTAGGTTTACCAGTAATTGCACCAGTAGCATCCCAAACTGCGATATGCATTTCATCGTTAGCACCACCACGGTCTCCAACATAAGGAGAAGTGCCAGGTCTAGGAGCAATAGATGCCCACTTAAGTCCAGTAAATACTTCCTGTTGGTCGTACCACTCAACATTAGCAGTTACGTTAAGGTCAGTAACACCATTTTCAATCTGATCGGTAGTTGTCCATGTGTCAGAAGTAATAAGAGAAACCTTATTGCTTGCTGAATCCCATGCGTAAATGTAACCTGACTTGGCACCGCCAGCGTTACCACTTGTAGTTTGTACTTGTGTACCTACTGTTGTTACTGATAATGCACCGTCAAGGGTTAACGTTACATCAGCACCTTTGTCTATTACACCAACTCTTACTGCGTTTGATTCTACGCCAGGATTAACAGATGCCCATTTGAATGGGTTAGCTGTTGCACTGTAGTATGTTGCCTCGTATACATCTTTTGTTGGAATGGAAAGAAGATATGGGGAAGTTACAGAATCATCAGATGCTGTTAACTGTCCACTTGTTGCTACACGAACAACGTCTAGTACTCCACCGTACTGTAGAAAACTTGCTGCAGTCCACCAACTAGTTGCATTGCCCTCTGCTGGTTCTCCGAATATTTCTATTAGTTGAGCTTCGGTGGATATACGTACAGGTGTTAAAACAGGTCCTTTACTAAATGCTCCTGCTATTGCACCTACGTTTACTTCAACCGTCTCAATCGACCCAAGTGTTAAATCCCTTTCTTGGATCTCAACTCCTGGAGATAGAAGCGTGCTTGCCATGCGATTACTCCGTCAGATAAATTAATTTTTGTCTAATATTATTTAGAAAAAGGTCTTTCTTTACTTATAGTCCCACATATAACTACGGTCACCATACTCATCTAACTTCCATTTCTCTTGGTCTGACTCGTTCATATCAATACTCCAAACAGTTCCACTGTCATCAACTATAGTTTCATCTTCTAACCCATCTACTATAAAACCAAATGGTGCCATATCTTGTTCTATCTGGTTCTTTTGCTCTTCATATATCCTTCTTCTAATGTCTTGATCTGTTAATTCTTTAAAATATTCCTGTTGCACTAACCAAGCAAAAATAACCAAACACATTACAAGATCGTCATTATATCCTTCATCTGCTTCAAATGATTGCTTGTTTTGTATGAACGTAGTCAACTCTGCTACGATGTTATAATCCTTAACAAGTAACTTATCATCTTCTATTAATGTCTTGAGGTTTGAACATCCTTGTGCTTTGACAGTCTTACTCATCTTCACACCCATCTGTGTTTTGTTACCTGAGAATCCCTGTCCGACTATTTGCCCTGCTCTACCACGCATAGCACACATCAATACATTTTCATATTCTATATCGTAAAATAAACTTGAAGCAACTGCCTCTCCTATATCATTGACCTCTATCAATACATGTGCTTTATTATAATTTGTTGCAACGTTGTAGATAACGTTAGGGAATAGCATTGGTCTAACATTCTTATCTCTATACTTTGCTACTAATCTCCATGGTGCGTGAGTGATATCTATTACCACAAAGGCAGAGTAATCCTGTGCGAGACCACGAGATACGTCAACACATATAATATAATCGTGATTAGATATTGGTTGTTCGTATATATCAAGAGATCCATTTGTTGTTAAAACATCATCGTAGGTCAGTGTTCTAAGTTTAGATGCAGTGATTAGAGTATCAACAGATCCTAAAAATTCACACTCAAACTCCTGCGTGAACTGTCGTTCAGATGTATTAGCAATAGTTGTCTCTTTCCACTTCGCATCTCTACCTGGCACTTTTGACCAATGTACTTCAGACCAAGCATATCCATTTCTACCTTTCTGTGCATCTACCCATAACTTATAGAAATGGTTCATTCCATTTGGTGTGGAAATAATGATGACTTTTGTGGATGTACCAGAAGTAATAGTAGGATAAACGGAACTAAAGAATTGTTCTGCAATATGATTAGGTATAAACGCAAACTCATCGAGGAAGATGATGTTGAACGACATACCTCGGACAGCAGATGCTGAAGTAGATGCAGCGAGAATCTTTGATCCATTCTCTAACTCCATACTTCCTTTGTTATAAACGACAATACCTTGTTGTATCCAAAGAGGTAATTGTTCGTATGCTAGTTGTAATCTACCAAGTAAATCTCTAGCAGTAGATAACTTGTTAGCAAGAATACCAACGTTAACGTTATCATTAAAAAGTATATAGTGTAAAAGGTATGATACGCAAGTAGTAGACTTACCAGTCTGTCTTGGTAGTTTTGCTATATTAAATCTATGTTCGTGAAATGATTCTATAAGTTCTTCTTGAAAATCCCACATCTTAAAAGGGACTATACCTTCATCAAGAGATATAATCTTAATATAATTCCTAGCAAAATATACAGGATCCTCTTTACACTTGAGGTATTCCTGTACTTGATGCTGAGTAAAATTAATTGCAGTCCCAACTTTTTTAAGATTGGGGTTGCCTAGATATGCATCGGTTGACATTAGAATACTACTCCGAATACTATACTGTATCTATAGATGTGGGGTTCCATAGGACCTAATCCTCTATGTGGTAAATGAGATGGGAAGATAATTATTCTACCTGGCACATAATCATGTTCTTCTAACATTTCAGTCTTATCTTCATTAAAGATTTGAAACTTACCACCCCATTCATCTTTCCATACTGGATTAGGCATTACCATTATAGTATGACCAGACTTATCTGTAGGACCTTCAGAATCTATATGTAATGATCCATCACATCCAGAGTGTTGTAGATTAACATCTATTCTCTTTAAGTAAACATTTCTAGTATTGACATTTATCAATTCACATAGAAACTCAAACATGCTATAAAAATTTTTAGCATGTACATTGTCCACATAGTCTATAAAATTAGGATGACTCCTACTGAAAATTGTCGAACCAAAAAGTCTGTGACTACCTTCTTGATGGTATGGCCACGTATGTGAGTTCGCTACATTACAAGCTCTATATCTTAACTTACCCTGTACCAAATCATAAAGTTCGTGCAAGTATTTTGCATCGAACTTATCATCATAAATTTCACAAATCATTTATTATCTTTTAAATATCTTCTTGCAGATTTCTTGTCATCAAACCAATGTGAGTGGTGATTCAATTGAACATGGAACTTATGGGTCATAGGATCATATCCTATCACACCTTCGTAATCCTTCCAATCAGGATCTAATCGGTCTTCGCAAACTGTTGACATGAGACTTTTCCTCTGCTTTGATTTCGTATTCTAGCATAGAGCGTAGAATAGTTGCACGAGTTGTTTCATTGAACGCTTCCAGAACTCTAAGTTCTGCTTGCAATTCTTGAACTCTAGACATATTTAGTCTCCTATAATTAACAGTTCCAAGCACGAAGTGACTTGTTTATACGACTGTCAGGATCCCTAGCAGTCTTAGCACTTGTCAACTTCTTCTTCATACCTTTCATTCTAGCACAGAAACTTGCTCTTCGCTTATTACCTTTCTTCTTGCTTGGTGCTTTTAAGTCAGAACCAGGATTATCTCTTTCGTAAGACTTTCTCCCCTTCTCATTTAAACCACCTTCTTTATTTTTTCCTGCTTTCTTTGTCCATGCTGCACCCTCACTTACCTGATCTTGTGGAAAGTTAGGAACATCCGTTGCGTGTTGAACTGACTTTTCTTTCTTCTTTATCTTTTTACCTTCGTCCACACTATGTTTCTTACCTTTCATCAATGTACCATCTGGCATTACGTGATGACCAGCTGGTATTGGTTTACATTTCTGACAATCGTTACAGTAATATTCTCCCTCACCACATTTCTCTTTACCCTCTTTCACCATGATGACAGCATCATCTGTAGCATCTGACTCGTGGTATGCTAAAACTCTACTGCCAGGATACATACCATCTACAATTTTTTGTGCTTGAGGTCTTTGCATTTTTGAAAGACTTGCTCTATACACTGGAACAGTAAACTGCTTACCTCTCCATACTAGAGAGATAACATAGTATCTTCCGTACATTGTTGGTATGCGTGTTGCCATTATTTTGAGAATGCTATTTTTGCTACCTTAACTGAACTACCGTTAGATGCTACAGACAGTGTATCTGTTGCAACTTTTTCAAATACTTCTACTGCACCATTTAGAACTGTCATACTACCAATGGTTGTACCACCAGAGTTCTTCCTTGTAACTACTAACGCAGCACTATGTCCATTATATAAACGAACAAGAGTTGCATTACCGACATTAGATGCAGAGGATAGATCCGCTTCAGCTGCTAATAATTTGATTACCATGATAGAATACTTCCTTTACTTTGTTATTTATCTTTCTTCTTACTTGCTTCTTTGAGCATTTTCTGAAGATCAGCAGTACTGCCAACAAATAACGAATTGTTAGTTACTACTTTTTTAGGTCCTTCGTCTTTGATAGCTTTCTTATCTTTCTGAAGTGCCATTAATTTATCAGCGACATCACCTACATGTTTGATTAGTTGTCCTGCAACTTCATAAGCACGTGGATGATCAGATGACATAGCAAGGTCAAGAGCACCATTGACTGCTTCTTGTCCTTTGTCAATTAAAGAGTACAAGTTCCCTCTTGCATAATCATAGTCTTTATCAACATCTTCACCTTTTGATAAGTGAAGTTTGTTTTTATCAGAGACTACTTTTGGTGTAGTTGCTCCTTCCATAGTATCAAATACTTGGTCAAGACCTGATGTATCTTTATTGATTGGGTTTGGGTTATTCATAATAAGAAGTTGTTTCACCGAATCCGAAGTCATCACCAGCAGTTAGTAATGCATCATCTGCAGCAGAGATTACATCAACAGGTGTTGCTGCATTTGCAGATCCTGCTTTTGTTCCGTTCTGTGCACGACGTACATTTAACTTATCAGGTGAAGTCTTACTCTTCACATACATGACTTCGTTTCCTATCTCAATGTATGACTGAGTAGGAATATTACTGTAGTCAAGAACTTGTATAACAAGGTTTCTTGTATTGATAGCACTAACCAATTCAGTGGTACCATCTTGATCCTTGTCTGTTTTTGCTTTAGGTACAACCTGATATGAAACTTGCCTTGTAGCAGAAAGATCTGTAGTTGTATAAGTATCCACTTTTGCTTTCTTGATAGGTCCTTGAGTTCCTACAGGTCCGAAGATGTATGACTTACAAGTAAAATTCATTGTAATCAAAGTAATTTTCTTGTCATCAAATGAACCTTCATAGTCATCACTATAGTTTACACTATTGAGTATGATAGGAATGTCTCTGAAGTCACTCATATCATCAACTAATCTGATAGTCATTTGATATGACGGTTGGAATAATGGTAGTATTTGTTCTGTTATTTCTAACGCTTCATCATTTGTTTTTGATATTACATTTAATTCAAAATCAATATTATATGGTACGGGAGTAAATTGTTTCTTTACTGTATCCTTATCACTAGATTTTAAAGTAAGTGTAGTGGGAGCAAGTTTTCTAGCAGCATCATATGATATCCCTGTCATTTCAAAAGACAAACGGGGAACTGTGATCGCAACCTTTTGGTTTAGATCTGCTTGTTGTTCTAGTCTTGCTAAAAATTTCTGTCGAGGACCGTACGCTAGTGGTACTTTCATCCTACTGTATATTGAACCGTCTGCGTTTTCTTTACGACATTCTATGTTATTAAAAAGAGTACCGAATCCAATAACGCACTTTCTAATAATTTTATTGTATGTGTATGCACCTAACATGTTATAAGTTTCCTGCTATTCCAAATGGGTTTCCTTCACTAAAGTCCATAATGTCATCACCTAGAGATTCAAAAGTTACACTCTCTGAGTATTTAGGATCAGCGGTTGCCTGTTCATTTCTATTATCTAGAATCATAGTAGCACCCGAAGTATCACCTACCATGGATTCTCCTATAACAAATGAACCAGTTGGGGACTTAAGTTTGACCCAACCTTCCTGAGCATCCCACTCAACTAGTTGAGCAGTTGCTGCAGATGTAGCACCAGTGACTTGTTCTGGTACTGCGAATGTACCAGTTAGACCAGAAGGTGCAGCAGTAAATGCAACAGTTGCACTTGTGTAACCACTACCACCGTTAGTTATATCTATGAGTTTTACACTCTTGTAACCAGATCCACCTGATAAAATGTTAATTGAAGTTAATACTCCATTAGTAAATGTGGGGACTAAAGTTGCATTAACTCCACCAGTATCAGGTGCTGTTACATTTATAGAAACTCTGTCCTCATCATAGTCTGCACCTCCGCTTACTATGTTAACAGATCTTATCTGTCCTTCTTTTACAACTCCTCTAATCACAGCAGATGCAGTTGGTGAACCACCACTAAGAGTTATATTAACTAAGAATGCTTCTGCAGTTGCACCCGTGCCATCTCCTGTGATAGTTATTAGAGGTGTTTCATTATAACTGCTACCATTATCAGTAATAAAGATATTACTCAATGCACCACCATCTAGTACAGAAGTGCCTGTTGCTGTGATACCAGCAGTTGTGAGATAGTAATGCTTAACAGTGTAACCGTAATCAACAATCTCATCATCTCCAGCAAATACATCGCCTTGCTCGTCGCTGTATTCAAATAATTCTGCTCTAAGTTTGTAGACATATCCTTTACCTAATTGATAGAATGGTTCTTCATGCTCTACGAATTTAATTTCAAAGTAGTTAGCAGTAAGTGGTAAGTATATTAGATCACCTTCTTGTGGTCTTTCTGGAGCTTTATAATCTTTGTCTAGTAAAAGAAATTGTGATATAAGATCTGTAAATCTTTGAGATGAAACGACCATAGTTATTTCATCAGTTTGTGCTACACCAAACTTTGTAAGTAAATCTCCACCACCTTGGAAACCATCAAAGTTTTCCATATATGCTTCTATAATATATGAGTCATTAAATTGACCTATGACCTCTTCATTAAATACACCATCAGTTAACATTATTTCTCTAGGGCAATAGAGAATATCCATACCAAACATCTTAATGAATTCCTCAGTAAGATTTTGCTGTAAGAACTGTTCGTTCCTAGTACCATTTGTGAAGTAGGTGTTTCTTGCCATTATCCTATCATGTCTAGAGGTGGCATTTCATACTGTGTAAGCATTTCAGTCTCTAACTTTGCTACCTTTTCTTTACCCTCGTTGTATATAAACTCACCATTCATTGTAATTCCACCTGGCAACTGTGCTCCTTGAAACTTTATTAAGTTAGTACCCCACTGCCTTTGAATCAATGCAGTCACATATCTCTTTAACCATACGTCATTATAAACATCCTCAAATTGTGTAGGATCAACTGCACGATAACATTCGAGAACTAAGAACTGATCTGCAGGAACATCAGTCTTAAAATCTAAATCAAGATATAATCTATCACCACGTCTTTGAAATCTAATCTGTTTCTGTCCCTCTAACAGATAGTAGATATCTTCTAATCTTCTATTGACCATTTCATATGTAAGAATCTCTGTCTGTGTAAGATCCCAAAGGTCATTCAATCTCCACTGATATCTAACATCAAATAAGTTTGTGACATTCTTAGATACAAAATCAAAACACTTAATAACAGATGTCACGTATGGTGGCATCTTGATGTAGTTGTTCTGCTCTTTGAATGTGACAGTCTGACCAGATGATGTTCCAGAACTTACAGTGGTATCAGTATCTGTTGTCATATCATCCAACATCAACTGACTGTACTGTACTTTTAAATGGGTTCTGATGTAACCATCCATATGTCTTTCATTAAAAAACTGGATAGCATCATCCACGAGGTCATTGATTTGATCATCCTCTATGTTTATTTCTAGGACTGGTGCACCGTTTTGACGCAATGCATAATCTATAAGTCCTTGTCTGGTTGATGGGGAAGCCATGTTAGGTAGGATTGATGTTGAATCTAATTCTTACATAGTATGTAGTATTAGCACTTAAGTTTACTGCACCAGGTAAGGTATAAGATAGTAAGTTTGTTGAGTTACCAAGAGATTGGTGAACGATAGTTGCAAAGGTATTTGCAGGAGAAAATTGCCAATCACTAGATGAATGTGTGTAACCAGTCTTCATCTGTATACTAGCAACATTTATTGTTGGGTTGAATGCTGGTGTAATAGTTTGTATATCTGGTTGATCAACTAATGGAGTTGTAAAGTTTACTGCTGATGAGAATGCACTCTCAAGACCAGCGTTATCTCTAAATTTAACCTGTACAGAGTATGCGGTATCAAAGTCTAGAGTTCCAGATGGAACAGTGATAGATGTTTTATTACCAGTATCACCACTAGCAAATGTGTCTGCTGTGTTATACACAGTGACGTTATCACTAACTCTTCTTATTCTCCAGAAACTAGAGAAGTGAACTGATCCAGAATACTCTACAACATATGCTGATGTATTGATTACAGGTTGTCTAGAGAATGTTTTACTGGTATCAGTATCAATAACAGGAGTGATGGAACTAGGTGCAGATACGAACTCAGACTCATTAACAGTGAGTGTTGCTGCATTCGATGTAACTGTTGTAGCATTTGGATTACTTAATATACAACGGAATTGTTCTGAGGGGTTTGTTGGATAAACTGTAGCGGGAGTTGTATACGTTGCTGTGTTAGCACCATTTATATTACTCCAAGTTGCTGCATTATCAACAGACTTCTGCCACTGATATGTAATAACATCACTTGTTATTGATGCAACTATGTTAAGTGTTGCAGTCTGTCCTTCAATAACACCAACGTTTTGTGGTTGTGTGCCGATTGATATGACACGTAAGATTGTTAGTAAAGCAAATGTAGATGTGATAGGAGCAGATGAACCTACAAGAGATACAGTACATGTATAACGGTCATTGTTGTCTGCAGCAAACGTGGTTGTTGGAGTTGTATACGATGCACTCGTTGCTCCTGCTACCTGAGTATAATTGTTTCCACCATCATCAGATCTATTCCACTGGTATGTTGGAGTTCCACTACTAGATGTGCTTGATACTGAGAATGTTCCAGTACCACCTTCGTTAACAGTTGTGTTAGATGGTTGTGCAGTAATAGAAAATGTTCTTACAACTGTAAGATCAACATCATTAGTATATGCCGAAGCAGATGCTCCAACAGCATCTATCTTACAACGATATGAGTCTTGATGATCTGCAGCGTATGTAGTTGCAGCAGTTGTATATGATGCAGAAGTTGCTCCCGCAACTGTATTCCAAGTTGAATCAGCTGTATTCAAAGCATTACCTTGACCTGTATGGAAATGACACCAGTAATAAATGGTGCCAGTCGCACTGCTAGGTATATTCCATATTACTTGACGAGTAGTAGCAGCGACAAATCCACTAACATAATTTGCCATAGTTACAGTAACGCCATCCAACTTATAGGTAACACCTGTATTGTAATGAGTTCCACCAGCTAACTCTCCATCTAAAGTTGTACTGAGCATCAATGGATGATGTTGATTATTGTAATTAGCATTAGAAGAATCTGACTGATCAAAAGTAAAAGTGTGTCCCCTATATGCACTAAGGGCAGGTTTTTCTAAACCAAATAAGTAAAATACACCTGTTGCTTGACCACCTACTGTGTCAACTCCAACTGTAACGTTAATAACTTTATTACCATGATTAGATTGCTCCCACTGATATGTGACACTAGGACTATGTGATGACTGTCCAGCAGCACCACCTCCACCACCACTAGGAGTATCAAATTGTTCTGTCTCGAATGATGATGAAGCTGCGTTACCACCAACAGGTGCCATGGTAACATCACCGAGTGTACTGAATGTTGCAGTGGAACCTTCATTTACTGAAGCACTGTTTGGTTGAGTTGATACAACCACAGTTACAGTTTCTACTTGTAATGTAGCAACGTTAGACGGTATAGTTGTTGCACCATTTGCTGATAATAAACAACGGTATTGATAAGAATCGTATGCTGTAGTTAATGTAGGAGTTGTATAAGTTACTGTTGTACCACCACTTCCCTCAGATACATTAGACCATGAAGCACCAGAGGTTATTGATACTTGCCACTGGTATGTAATGTCTCCTGCATCATTATCAGATGTAGTTGCAGCAACACCAAATGATGATGTACCACCAACTGCACCAGTTATATTAACTGGTTGAGATGTTACATTGATTGTTCTTTGTACTAAGTTTCTTGCAGGATTAGTGAATACTTCAGCAGCACCAGCAACGTTTAATTTACATCTATAGTAGTCACCGTAGTCATTGTCGTATGATGTACTACCTGTAGTATATGTTGTACTATTAGCACCACCTATATCAGCGTATGTTGTGCCATCTCCATTCTGTGATATCTGCCATTGATATATAACAGTTGCAGCATCTTTTGTACTAGCAGCAGTGGTAAATGATCCAGCTGCGGGTGCCATTGGTTGAGAATTACTTGGTTGTGTGTCTACAGTAATTACACGAGTTACAGTAAGTGTTGCAGCAGTAGTTGTGCCTGGTGCAATAGATGTTGATGAAGACATCTTACATCTGTACTGATAAGTGTTGAGTGAGTATTGATCATCAACACTTAATGTTGACAATGTTGCACCACTATAAAAACCACCGTTAGTTACGTTAGACCAACCAGCACCACCATTACTTGAGTATTCCCACTGGTATAAGATAGTAGAACCATCAGAACTTGTAGCAGCAACAGGACCAAAGGTAGCATTGATATTTGCTCCAGCTTCTATTGTTGTAGATACAGGGTTTCCTGTAACAGTTATTAGAACACCAGTTCCTGTTGTAGTGAATGAGTATGCACGAGCATTTTGAGTTACGTTTTCAGTAACAGTAAAGTTGAAAGTAGTATCAAGATAATCTGATGTTACAGTTCCAGATAACTCACCTGTTGAAGTATTGAATGTCAATCCAGATGCACCTAGACCATCTCCACTAAGTGTATACGCTTCAAATGTAGGTTCATTAGCAAAAGTTGTTCCAGCAAGTCCTAATTGCACACTAACAGTTGCACCGTTTGCATATGGACTACCATTTAATGCACCACTGGATGTTGTCCATGTTACACTGCTATCAACATATGGGAAGAATGCACCTATTTTTTTAGTGAGTGTAGAACCAGTTCCTGAATAATCAAAATCAACACCTGAATCTAATGGGTAGTATGCTACGTTGGTATATGAACCTGTACCAGCTGCTTCTTGTGCATCTGTCTGCGAACGTAATGTAGTTGATGTATAGACTACGCCATCAATACTTTCGTGGGTTTTTGCTTCTGGATCTATTAGTGCTAAGTAATTATTTGAACCACCACCTGTTGTACCAGCAGTAGCATTTGAACTATTCTGTACAGTAATACTATTATTAACTCCACTTTCTGCTTGTATAGTTAACCATCCAGATTGTGCTAAACCTGAGACATCTATACCACCAACAGTAATACCACCTGATCCACCAGATGCTGATTGAACTGTAACAGCTCCATACATTGAGTTATGGGCAGAGCATTGGTAATAGTAAGTTCCTGTAGCGTTTGGTGTCCATGATAGAACAGAGTTTCCAGTGGCACCTTGTCCTGTTGCAGCTGGTGTGTTTACTTGATTACCAGTTCCAGTTCCTTGAACTGTTTTAAAGTATG